CCGTCGCCATCGTGGATGATGGAATCCAGATTCGGCGGGATGATACCGCCCCACAGCGTCCCTGCGCCGATCTGCGCTGCCGCCTGAATAGCGGCACGGAAATCTGCGATAGTGGCGGTGTCGGTCTTGGGAATTAGCAAGGTGGCGCTGTACTTGGCATCGCCCACGCCGCCCTGCGGCTGACGGGGCTTGTCGAGGTTGACATAGGACAGGCGAACCTCGCCGGTCAAACATCTCTGTGCATCGTTGTTATACATGACACATTTCCTTTCTTTATTCGGTTTCGGCGGTATCTTCTTCGTCGTCATCGAAGTATTTATCCGTGATTTCAGCAAATTCGGGATAGCGAGCCAGAACGGTTACGATATCCGCACGGGCATCGAGCATCGCGTCTTTGATGGCACCCAGCATCTCGGCGCGGCGCACGGTATAGGGCACGTCCTTTTTGGGTGCAATGAGATGCGGCAGGTGATTAAGAATTTGCATGATGTCATTGGACAACAGCACGATGCGGGAGGGCATGGCAACGGCCTCCGGGGTATCGTCATCGCAAACCAGATTGCGCAGTTCGTCCAGAAGGGCATCAAGATTGGATGCATCATCCGCATCAGTGGGTGTAGCCGCCTTGACTTCCTCGCAGTTCTTGCATTTGTCCTCGCCCATAAACAAGGATCCCAGCAAATCTTTGATTTCATCATCGGGTGCGCCGAGGGCGATGATGTTCAGGTCGCCAACTTCATCGTTGCGGATGGCCCTGCGCAGTTTCGGGTCATGTTCGGCGGCCATTTTCAAGA